CCTGGAAGCGGCGGCTCTAGTCTGGTCGAATGCGCCTCAGATCATCGGTGCCCATGACACCGGCCCGTTGATCCGATCGAAGGACGGATTCTGGCTAGCGATCCCAACGCCAGCGGCAGGCAAAGGTGCCCGTGGTAAGGCGCTGACGCCCCACGAATGGGAGCGGCGGCGCGGGCTGCGTCTGCGGCTTGTCTATCGGCGCCGGGGACCAAGCCTCTTGGTAGCGGAGGGTCGGCTGAATAATCGTGGGCTGGGCGTGGCCTCCCGGTCCAAGACAGGTCACGGGCGCAGCACAGTGCCGATCTTCTTGCTGGTGCCTCAGGTAAAGCTGGGCAAGCGGCTCGACCTGGCGCGCGATGCTGACCGCGCGCAGGCCACTATACCAAGGTTGATCGTAGCGAAATGGCTGGACGCAAAAACATGAGTGCACGGGAAACCACCCTGACCGCTTTGGCGGACCTCTTGCGTACGATCCCACATGTACCCGTCCTACGCGGGGAAGTCCTACCAGAACGCATTCCGTCCGCAGGTCTCATTATCCTGCGCGACGGCACCCCGGGCGAGCCAGGCGTGACGTTGTCGCCGCTGACCTATCACTTCCAGCACCGAGCCGAGCTCGAGGTTATTGTGCAATCGGCGTCAAACCGTGACAGCGTCTTTGACGCGCTCTCCGCTCAGGTCGGCGCAGTTATCGCCGCCGACCGGACGTTGCGGGGATTATGCGACTGGGTTGAGCCAGAGGCAGCTGAACCCGTCGATCTTCCCGTCGAGGGGGCCGCATCTCTGAAGGCCGGGATCATTCCAATCATTCTTCACTACGCGACAACCGACGCGCTGGGCTGACGAGATCAATACAAGGAGAAATTACAATGGCACGAGCTCAAGGGGCGCGGGCGCAAATGGCGTTTGCGTTCGAAATGACTTATGGCACGCCTCCTGCGAGCGGCTATACCAAGATGCCTTTCGCCAGTACGTCGCTAGGGGCGGAACAACCGCTGCAGACCTCGGAACTCCTGGGCTACGGCCGAGACCCGCAGGCGCCGATCAAGGATGCGGTGACGGCAGACGGCGATGTGGTGATCCCAATTGACGCGGAGGCCTTTGGCTTCTGGTTGAAGGCTGCGTTTGGAGCGCCTACAACCACCGGCGCTGACGCACCCTACACCCATGAATTCCGCTCTGGGAACTGGGTGCTGCCAAGCTTTTCGGTTGAGACCGGCATGCCAGAGGTTCCGCGCTACGCCATGTATTCTGGCTGTATGGTGGATAGTCTCAACTGGCAAATGGCGCGCTCTGGGTTGCTCACGGCCACTGCGAGTATTGTTGCGCAAGGTGAGGAGATCGCCACCAGTGCCGCCGCAGGTACGCCTGACACTATCGCGCTGAAACGGTTCGGGCAATTCAACGGGTCGATTACACGGAACGGGGCGAATATTGGCAATGTCGTCTCCGCGGACCTGACCTATACCAACAATCTCGACCGCATCGAGACGATCCGCGCAGATGGCAAGATTGATGGCGCGGATCCCTCTATCGCAGCGCTCGCGGGCAATGTCGTTGTGCGTTTCGCCGACCAGACACTGGTGCAGCAGGCGATCAATGGCGAGGCTTGCGAACTTGCGTTCTCGTACACACTGCCCACCGGTGAAAACCTAACCGTCACCGCGCATGCAGTTTATCTGCCACGCCCACGGATCGAAATCTCGGGCCCACAAGGTGTGCAGGCGACCTTTGACTGGCAGGCGGCGAGTGACCCGCTGGTTGGCCGCATGTGTACCGTCACACTGGCCAACGACAGCGAAGATTACTGATGCTACGATTGAACCTGTCTATCGAGCCGCAATGGCTTGATCTCGGCCATGGCGTTCGCCTGCTGGTAGAGCCCCTGACTACGGCCATTATGCTGGCGGCGCGCAGCGATCCGGCGATCGCCGCCGCCGCAACCGATGCTGAAACCAGCGCCTCCAACGACGATCTTGCGCGTATCGTCGCAAAGGCCGTCGCCCGTATTGTTGTAAAAGACTGGGAAGGCGTCGGAGACGAGGACGGAAAACCTATGCCGCTGACGCCTGAGGGCATCGATGCGCTCTTGGAACTCTGGCCAATATTCGAGGCCTTCCAGACCACATACATCGCGGGCGCGCTGATACTGGATGCGGAAAAAAACGCCTGACCGCTCTCGCCGACTGGGAGTTCGGCGGGGGCGGTGACTATTGCGTGGCGTGTCCCTCTGTTTGCGCGGACTGCCCGCGCAGTCTGCATGCGCCACGCACACTTGAGGGCTGGCAGATCTGGGATCTGGTTCAGCGCTTGGGCGGCCAAGTGCGCGTTGCAGGCGGGATGAACGGTGGCGCTGTCCTCGGTTGGGACATGGGCGCTGCCCTGCAACTTGGCGTAGCCCTCGGGCTCTCCCCCCCGATCATCGCCGAACTCCTGCCGCCGATCGAGGCGGTTATGGTGCGCAAAACAAACGAAGAGATTGAACACAACCATGGCTGAAAAACGTGTCTCTGTCCGGCTCTCTGCGACCGGCGGCCGGCAAGTACGCGCCGAGCTGGAAGGTGTGGGTGCGGCCGGGTCGCGGGGTATGGGGCGTTTGAGCCGTGAATTGGACCAGGCAAATGCCCGCATGGCAGCCTTCGCGCGCCGGGCCCGTATCGCGGCAACTGCTGCGGCCACAGCGCTCGCGGGTGCTGTCGTTGCGATGACCCGCTCGACGGTGGCGGCCGCCAATGAGATTGGCCAGCTCTCGCAGGTTGCCAATGCCAACTCGGAGGTGTTCCAGCGCTGGTCGGCGGCGTCCGCCACGGTAGGGATCGAACAGGAAAAGCTCGCCGATATCCTGAAGGACGTGAACGACCGTGTGGGTGATTTCCTGCAGACGGGCGGCGGCCCGATGGCGGACTTCTTTGAAAACATCGCACCCCGCGTGGGCGTGACGGCAGATCAGTTCGCTCGTCTCTCAGGGCCGGAAGCCTTGCAGCTTTACGTCGACAGCTTGGAGCGCGCAGGCGTCAGCCAACAGGAGATGACGTTCTATCTTGAGGCCATGGCGTCCGACACAACGCGGCTGATCCCCCTCCTGCAGAACGGCGGGGCGGAGATGACCCGGCTTGGGGCGCAGGCCCAAGCGCTTGGCGCTGTTTTGGATGCGGATGCCATTACCGCCATGCGTCGATCTGAATTGGCGCTCGTCAGCATTGGTCAGGTCTTCACTGGCGTGCGCAACCGGATTGCCGTGGCACTCGCCCCGTCGCTTGAAGCGGTGGCAAATGCGTTTGTCGCCCTTGCCTCCAGCACCAGCCCGATCAGCCGGGCTTTTGACACGGTGCTCGCTAATCTCGACCGACTGGCCATCTACGCAGGAACCTTCGCAACCTTCCTCACTGTACGCTGGGTGGCCGCCATGGCCGCGGCGGTCATTTCGGTACGCGGATTGGCAACGACGCTGGTGGTTCTCAAAGGTGCGCTGATCCGCACGGGCATTGGCGCGCTGATCGTTGGTGCAGGCGAACTGGTCTATTGGTTCACGCGCCTCACGTCCGGCGCTGGTAGTTTTGGCGAGGCGATGCGCCTCTTAAAAGATGTTGCCGTCGAGGTGTGGGACCGGATCAAGATGGGGGCATCAAGCGCGGGGGCTGCGGCCACCGCCATGTTCTATGACCTGAAAGCCGATGCCGCGAGTGGCATGGCCGGGGCCATCGAGAGTGTCGCGGCTTTTGGCAACACCACAGCCAACACCTTCGAGGGCGCGCTACTCGCCGTGCGCGAGATCTGGTCGCGTCTGCCGGATGTGATCGGTGATCTGGTCTTCTCGGCTGCGAACCGCATGCTCCACGGAATCGAGGCGATGCTCAACGGCGCAATCCGCCGGATCGATGCCTTCACGGGGCGCATCCGTGATGCACTGGCCGCCGTTGGCATCGAGACCACTTTCGGCGAGATTGGCGCTATCAGTCTTGGCGATATCGAAAACCCCTTCGCGGGGGCTTCAGCAGATGCTGGAAGCGCCGCCGCAGATGCATTCCGCAGGGCTTTTGAGGACAACCCGCTGACGGCCCCTAACCTGGGCCTTGACGCCATCGCGACCGAGGCGCTGGCAACAGCCAACACATACCGCGAGGCCGCCACGGATCTTGCGAATGGTGCAACGGCCCCGCTGTCCTCCTGGGCGGCACTCCGCGATGCTGTCGCGAGCACTGGGGCGGACGGCGCTGCGGCACTGGATGACGCCACGGCCTCTGCGGGCCGCCTGGCAGGCGCTATGGACCAGGCCGGAGATGCTGTGGGCGGCGGCTCTGGTGGTGGCGCTGCAGAGAAAATCCTGACCGGCTGGCGCGCCGTCTCAGAAGCCCTGAACTCTTATGCCACGGATGCCCTGAACTGGGGCAAAGGTCTCGGCGAAACATTGACCGGCGCCTTCGGCGGTGCGGAAAGCGCTTTTCGGAGCTTCGTCGAGACCGGCAAGTTCGACTTCAAGGGCCTCGTGCGCTCGATCCTGGCGGACCTTGCGGTTCTGTCATTCAAGCGCGCGGTGCTGGGGCCCATCGCCTCTGCGCTCTCAGGTATCTTTGGCGGCGGGTCTGTTGCAGCGGCTGTCTCGCATGCGGGTGGCATCGTTGGCCTGTCAGGCCATACGCGGCAGGTGCCTGCGATGGCCTTCGCGGCGGCACCTCGTATGCATTCCGGCGGTTGGGCTGGTCTCCGCCCCGACGAGGTCCCAACGATCCTGCAGCGTGGCGAACGTGTGCTGAACCGGCGTGAGGCGGCAGACTATGGTCGGGGCGGCAGCATTGGCGCGGGCGTCACCGTGAACATCGATGCGCGCGGGGCGCAGATGGGCGTGGCCGAGCAGATCGACGCGCGCCTTCGCGCGGCCATCCCCGAGATCGCGCGCATTGCCAAGGAAAGCGTGGCCGATGGGCGACGCCGGGGTCAGGTAATCTGAAATGGCCATTCCTGTCTTGCCGTTGACGCTCGTCACCTCGCTCGAGCGGCGGCTGGTCACATCAGTCGCCGAGGTCCGCTCGCCGTTCACCGGCACATCCCAGATCCAGGACTGGGGTGCCTCCTGGTGGGAGTACCAGATCGAGATGGCGGTGACCCAGGGGGCCAAAGCCCGTCGGCTCTCGGCCTTCTTCACCGCGCTTGGTGGATTGCGGGGCCGGTTCCTGTTCCCCGATCCCTCGATCGAGGTACTGGTGGCGGCAGGCAACCCTTACGTCACCGAGGCGCAAATCGCAGGGGCAACCACCTTGCGCACGGCCGGGTGGGGGCTTGGTCTGCGCGCGGGGGATTTCTTTCAGTTGGGTTCGGATGCCACCACGCGGCTTTACCAGATCACGGCGGATGTGACGCCCGTAGGCAGTGAGGCCACGCTCGCCTTCGTGCCGCCGCTTCGGGCTTCTGTGCCGGTTGGCTCGCTCCTCGGCCTTGATGCCCCGTCGGTCCTTTTGCGGCTGACGGCCCCGGTCCCCTCGGTCATTGGTCGGGCGGATCAGCACCGCTTCACGATCTCCGCCCGCGAAGCTCTTTAACAAGTGAGGACCCTCTGATGAGTCGCGATCTTACTGTCGCCTTCGCCACTGCGCTGGCTGATCAAAGCCTGCGACCCGTCATCTTCTTCGAGGGCCAGTTTGCAACGGGCTGGGTTCGAATCTGGTCGGGGCTTGGAGAGGTCATCTGGAACGGCCAGGCTTGGGCGGGGGCTGGGTCTTTGCTCGGGCTCGGGGCCATCGACGAAACCGGAGAGGTCGTGGCCGGCGGCACGGCCGTCTCGCTGTCCGGCGTGCCGCTGGACCTCGTGCAGATGGCCATCGAGGAAGCGCACCAGGGCCTGCCGGGCCGTATTTGGCTGGGGCTTCTGGCCGAGAATGGTAGCATCATCGCCGATCCGGTTCAGGCCTTTTCTGGCCGGCTCGATGTCCCGGAAATCAAGGATGACGCCGACACCTGCACGATCACGATCAGTTATGAAAGCCGTCTGATCGACCTGACCGTGGCGCGGACCTGGCGCTATACGCATGAAAGCCAGCAGGTCTTGTTCCCGGGCGATCTCGGGTTCGAATACGTGACAGCGATCCAGGACCGCGAAATCACTTGGGGGCGCGGATGATGCTCCGCCGCGTCGATCACTGGGAACGCCTTCTCGCCGCAGCCATCGATACCGCACGGGCTAAGCCTTTCCTTTGGAGCGTCCATGACTGCCCGACCTTTGCATTCGGGACACGCATGATCCTGACCGGCGGTGAGGACATTGCGGCCCTCTGGCGCGGGCGCTACACCACGGCTCTCGGCGGCCAAAGGGTCATGCGGCGTCTGGGCTGGGCCTCGCTTGTGGACATGGGCCGCACTCTCTTGGGCGAACCGCGCCCCGCCGTTCTTCTCGCTGGGCGCGGCGATATCGTTCTGGCCGACACCGGTCTTGGCTTCGGCATCTGCACTGGGGCCACTGCAGTTGGCATGGCGCCCGAGGGCCTCGTAACCGTACCGCTGACCTCTTGCCGGCTTGCCTGGCCCATCTGAATACGGATCCACTCCATGCCCTTCATCGTGACAGCCGTCACCGCGATCGCGGGGGCGATCAGCGGCGTATTGGCTGCAGGCGGTATTGGCGCGGCGCTCTTGCGGATCGGCGGGACGCTACTACTGTCCTATGCGGCGCAGGCCTTGATGCCGAAACCGCAAACCACGATGCGGCCGCGGACAGTGACGATCCGCGAGCCCGTCGTGCCGCGCGATCTCGTCTATGGCCGCACCCGCAAGGGTGGGGTCATCGTCTTCCTGCACGCCTCGGGGTCGGACAACAAATACCTCGATCTGGTGATCGTCCTGGCCACGCACCGGGTCAAATCGATCGGCGCCATCTATTTTGAAGGCGAAGTGGCTGTGAATGCCGCTGGGGTCGCGCAGGGCCGCTGGGCCGGAAAGGTCGTCGTCGAAAAGAAACTGGGTGCCGCCAACCAGACCGCCTTTGCGGGCCTCAAGGCAGCGCTGCCCGACAAATGGACCGAGAACCATCAGCTTCGGGGCTGTGCGGCCATTCGGCTGCGGCTGACCTATGACCAGGACGCCTTTCCGGGCGGGATCCCGAACATCACGGTCGATCTCGAAGGCAAGGACGACATCTGGGATCCGCGGACGCAAACCGCAGGCTATTCGGAAAACCCCGCCCTATGCCTTGCCGATTATATGGCCAACCCGACCTGGGGCATCGGGGCGCGCATCGGCCAGCCCGACGGGATTGACGAGATCTCCTTGGTCGAAGCCGCGAACATCTGCGACGAGATCGTTCCACTCGCCGGCGGTGGGGTAGAGCCGCGTTACGCCTGCAACGGGGTGATCACCCTCTCGGAGGTCCCGAAGACAATCATTGAGGGGATGCTCTCCTCCTTCGCCGGGCGCTGTGCCTTTTCGGGCGGGTCCTGGCGCATCCACGCGGGAGCATGGCGCGCACCTGACGTGGCGCTCACATCGGACCATGCCCGCGAGGGCGGGCTGACCTTGGCGACGCGCGTGACGATGTCGTCGAACTTCAACGGGGTGCGGGGGCAGTTCGTCAGCCCCGAGAACGATTGGCAACCGGATGACTTTCCGGCTTACGCGTCGGATGTCTATCTGGCCGAGGACGGTGGCGAGCGGAAATGGCGCGATATCTCGCTGCCCTTCACGATCTCCGCCGCCATGGCGCAGCGGTTGGCCAAGATTGAGCTTGAACGCGCGCGTCGGCAGATGACGGTGCGGCTTTCGGGCAAGCTCTCAGCCTGGGCCGCCACCGTCGGGGATGTGGTGACGCTCTCCTACGCCCGCTGGGGCTTTGCCGCGAAGCCCTTCGAGGTGCACGGGGTGAGCCTTGATCTGACGGCCTCGGGCGATGGGCCGCTGCTCCTGCCGGAACTTGTGCTGCGTGAGACCTCGCCCTTGGTCTATGACTGGTCGGCGTCCGAGCAGCAGATCTACGCAGCTGCCCCACGGACAGCCTTGCCCAATGCCTACGACATTCCGCCCGCCGGCGCACCGCAGGTCACCGAAGACCTCTATGTCACGCGGGATGGTGGCGGGCTGAAGGTACTGGCGAAGATCAGCTGGGAAGCTGCACCGTCTAGCTTTATCTCTGCATACCAGCTGCAGGGGAAACTGGCGGGCGCAACCGAGTGGATCGACTATGGACGCACCGATGGCACCGCGCTCGAAATCCGCGACATTGCGCCGGGAGCTTGGGCTTTCCGCGTAAAGGCGATCTCGGTCTTGGGCGTCTCCTCGCCCTGGCAGGAGACAGCGGTTGAAATCCTCGGGCTCACCGCCCCTCCAGCGCAGCTAGAGAACGTGACGCTGCAAACAGCGGGTGGGCTTGCGATCCTCAAATGGTCCCGCTCGGTTGATCCTGATGTCCGCGTGGGCGGCAATGTCGTGATCCGGCACTCAAAGGAATCGACGGCCACCTGGGCTGACAGTTATTCGATGGACCGGGTCTCGGGCGGTGAGGCCATCGCCGTCGTGCCGCTGAAACCCGGGACCTATCTGGTGCGCGCGGAAGACAGCGGCGGCCGCGCTGGACCCGAAACCCGGGTCTCGACCAAGGGCGCGCAGGTGCTGGCCTTCTCGACGCTGGACTTTCTGCAAGCCGATCCCGGATTTGTCGGCCCGAAATCAGGGCTGCAGATCACGGGGGCAAACCTGACGCTCGCCACGACAACCGCAAATGGCGTGACGCAAGTGACCGCGATGGAGGGGTGGTACGGCTTTGCCGCCGGGCTCGACCTTGGCGCGGTGAAACGCGTGCGCTTGCGCTCGGAGATCGGCGTGGCCGCCCTCGCGCTGAATGACCGGATCGATGCCCGCACGGCGCTGATGGACACCTGGGCGGATTTTGATGGGTCGGCTGGCGCGGAAATCGACGTGCTCTTTGAGATCCGCGAAACCGATGACGATCCGGCCGGCACGCCCGCCTGGGGTCCCTGGGGTCGTCTCGACAACCACGAAATCGAAGCCCGCGCGGTGGAAGCGCGGGCGCATCTGACGACGAAAGACGCGTCTTATACGCCGATCGTCAGCCAATTGCGGCTTTATGCCGATGAGGTGGCCTGACGTGTTCGCTGAAATCCGACCAATGACCGCAACAGGAAAACGCTGAGATGACGCAAACCTCCAGCTTTACGATTGCCAATGATGCGGGTGCTGCGGTGCGGGCCCGGATCAATGAAGTGATTGCGGCGCTGCAATCGACGAATGCTGGGGCCTCTACACCGACGGCGACCACCGCGGGCATGCTTTGGGTCGACACCTCGGTCTCGCCACCAGTTCTGCGCCGGAGGAACGCCACGAACACCGGCTGGGACGCGCTTCTCGATGCGGCGGGCAACCTGGAAGGCCTGGCGAACATAGCCGTGGCTCGGACAAACCTCGGCATTGGGAGCATGGCGACGAAATCCGCCGCCGATTACGATGCAGCGATCGCTGCAAAGGCGGCGCTATCAGGAGCGAGTTTCACCGGCGTGGTGACCGCCCCGAACTTCGTCTCTTCCTCCGACGCGCGGCTCAAATCCGATGTTGAGACCATCGTCGACGCGCTGGCCTTGGTCAGCGCCTTGCGCGGCGTGCGCTTCACGATGGATGGCAGCCGACAGATTGGGGTGATTGCTCAGGAGGTTGAGGCGGTGCTCCCCGAAGTGGTGCGGGCGGATGCGGACACCGGTCAGCTCTCCGTCGCCTACGGCAATATCACCGGTCTGCTGATTGAGGCTGTCAAAGAATTGTCTGCCCGAGTGGCAGAACTTGAGGGAAACGCGACATGAACGATGGCGGATTTATTGACACCATAAACGCGCTGTTTGGCGGGGCCGTGACCACATTGATTGGGGCTTTTACAGGGCGTCTGATGTACCACTCGGGCGAGGTGAAGCTCGGCAATCGCCGTTTTTTTGGCAAAGAGCTCCTGTGGGAAATCCCCGTGGCCGTCGGCATGGCGCTGATTGGAGAGGCGGCGGCGCGCTACATCGGCCTGTCGCAGCCGGTCTCCACCGGGTTTGTGGCAACGCTCGCCTATCTTGGCCCACGCGGGGCAGAGGCTCTCCTTGCCGCGTGGCTCAGTCGCAAGAAGTAGCGACGCAGATTGGACCGCGCACTTGAAGCGGCCAATCACGACGACCAATTGAGGCTCAAGAAACGACCATGGGAGGAACACGCTATGACTGAGATCGCAGCGATTTTGACACAGATTGAGGCATCGAAAGATCCCGTGGCAACGGTCAGGCGGTTGGTGCTCGCCCATGGCGGCCATTGGTGCGATCCCGAAAACGCCCACGGTCTCTATGAGGTTCAACTTATGGGTCTGGCGGGCATTGGTCCTTCCGCTGCCGCCGCCGTGGATGATTGGCTGATGCAGGCCAAAGACACCGTCTTTGATGGCGCCAAAGCGAGCTAGCCTCTCAAGGCCTGTCCTTTATTAAACGTTCAACTGCAGCCGTCCTTTGGGGCGGCTGTTTGCATTTGCATGGGAGCAGATCATGACACCGTTCGAAATTGCCCGCAGCTACATCGGCACAACTGAGGGCCCAGGCCCCGCCGACAATCCCGTCATCCTGGAGATGTATGCCTCAGTCGGTCACGACTGGGTGGAACATGACAGCGTCGCCTGGTGCGCAGCTTTTGTGGGCCATTGCCTCGAGCAAGCTGGCATCCGCTCGACCCGTAAGCTGACGGCGCGGTCCTATCTCGACTGGGGTGTCCCGGTGAAGACCGCGGAGGCCCAGCAAGGCGACATCGGCGTAATCCCGCGCGGCCGCTCAAGTTGGCAGGGCCATGTGTTCTTCATTGATCGGATTGAGGGCGCTTGGGTCTGGGGGCTCGGCGGCAATCAGAGTGATGCCGTGAACATCAAACGTTACCCAGTCTCTAAGCTTCTCGGTGTGCGGCGTGCGGGCAACGTCGCGCCAAGCGTGACGATGACCGTCGAGGCGGTGCAAAGACGTCTAAAGGAGCTCGGCTATCACGAGGTAGGCACCATTGACGGGATCGTTGGGCCTCGGACAAGCGCTGCTATTTTGGCCTTCCGCAATGACAACAGCCTGCCGCTCGTCCCAATCATCGATATGGCGTTGACCGAAGCCCTTGAGGTTGCCGGGCCGCGCGCAGTCGCCCCCGCGCGCGCATCCGGCATACCAAAAGACAGCCGGATCGTGATGGCATCCAGTGCACAGATTGGCCTTGGGGTCCTTGGGGCCGTCGGGTCTGTGGGGTCTCAAATCGCGCCTGCGTTGGTTGAGGCGGAGCAAGCGCGGGATATGGCCAGGCGTGCGTTCTCTTTGTTCGGGCTTGACGCCTGGCTCGCCACCGCTTTGCCGTGGATTGGCGCCGCTGTCTTTCTCGCGGTCATTGTCTACGCATTGCACGCCCGGTCGGCTCGGATTGAAGATCATCGCACCGGAAAGACACCATGATCCACGTCATCACCGGATTGCTGGCAGGCCTTGGCCAGCGGGCTGCGTTTTGCGGCGCCATAGCTTTTGCCCTTTTGAGCGCGCTCTGGATCGCCTTCCGCCAGGGCCGCCATGCCGCAGAGGCCGACCTCGCCATCCGCCGCGCGGAGGCCCGTGTCCGCGCGCTGCAAACGTCCAAGGAAATCCGCCATGACCTTCAGAACACTGATCGTGCCGATCTTGAGCGTCGTGCTGACCGCTGGATGCGCGATTGAGCCGCGAGATTTGCACGCGGACTGCGATTGGGCCGCACCCATTCGGCCCTCACGCCAAGATATGCTGAGTGAGCAGACCCTCGCCCAGATAGTGGCCCATAACGAGGTCGGAGCGACGCTCTGCAGGTGGGTGCCATGAGTGTCGACATCGTTGAAGGCCCTGCCATTCTCATTGGCTATGCCTACAGGCTGGATTTGGAGGCTGAGGCGCCGCTGTTTCCAGCGCAGGTCGATATGGTCGCGCAGGTCCGTCTCAAACCCTCGGCCACTGACATCCTGGCCACGCTTACAACCGCAGACGAAACGCTGAGACGCCAAAGCGACTGCCTATTGTCTCTCACGATCCGCGCCGAAGATACGAGCCGCTTTGAACCGGGTTCCGTGGTGCTGGACATGGTCCGCGTGGATGTCCTTCCCACTCTGCCTTTGGGCTTTCTTTTGGAGATCCCCGTCATGCTCCCCGTGACCCGAGGCCTGTTATGAGTGCGTGTTCGTCTCACAACCCGCCATCTCCATTCCCAAACATGGGCTCGGGTGCGGCCTCAGGCGCTGCGCCCATCAAAATCCGTATTGCCACTGGAGCCACGCGGATCCGGCTTTTGGGCGCCCCAGGTCCGGACGGCCAAACCGGCCCACCCGGTGACAAGGGCGATCAAGGGGATCCTGGCATTACCATTCTGCCCACCGACACACCTATCAACGGAGGCTTTTTCTGATGGCCAATACCATTCAACTCAAGCGCCGCGTCTCTGGCGTCGCAGGTGCACCGGCCGCCCTGAAATCCGGCGAGCTGGCCCACAACGAGGTCGATGATACGCTCTATGTCGGCAAAGGCGATGATGGCAGCGGGAATGCAACGTCGATTGTCCCTGTCGCGGGGAGTGGTGGCTTTCTGGCGCTGGTTGGCACCCAGACAGTTGGTGGGGCCAAGACCTTCTCTC